CAGCAGTTTCACAGCAGTTTCAGCAGTTTCAGGGCAGTTTCAGGGCAGTTTCAAAACAGAAGTTAAGAAAATTGTTTAAGAAATTTTAAGAAAAGTTTTTTGTAATTATTTTATTTGCATATACCAATCCAGAATAGCGATACACTCGTCTAATCCTTTAACAACCTTAGCAAAGTAACCTGCCTCATTAAGGTCTGCTACCCATTGTTTCTGCTCTTTGGATGGATAGCCTGTCTTATCAGCTTTAATCTCTAAGAACAGTCCTGCATACTCGCTATTAACCTTCAGCACTTGCATATCAGGAAAGCCTTTAACATATCCAGTCTTCTTAGCCATTATAGCTTGAGTCATTGATGTCCTTATACCACCTAGAGATGCACAGTATCTTGTTTCAGGGTAAGATAGTTTAATGTATGTGCAGAACGCTGACTGTACTCTTGCTTCTTGTTTCATAGCCATACCCCCTATCCCCTTACCCCCTTATCCCCTATCCCCTTCGTACCCCCTATCCCCTTATCAGTATAGGTTGTTCCTTTAAGTAGTTGATACATTAATGGTTGAGATACTTCATACTTCCTAGCCATAGCAGATATAGTAACTTTACTCTCAGATGTATTGAACTCTAGTCTTATTGCATCAGCTTCAGCAACAGTAAACTTTCTTCTTGAGTAACCACCACCTCTCTTATCTTTTCTATCACCTACCTTTATCTTTCTTATCTTTGGCATAATTTAATATTCATCATCAAACCTATCAGTAGTTTCACCATATTGGTATTCAACATCAACATTCGTTATAGTGATGTCTACTTTGTCTCGGTTCTTTTTATTTAAGTAACATATCCTGTCTATCAGTTCTGTATCTTTCTTTATCTCCTCTATGTTAGAGGTTAGTGCAAATGTATCTAATATACCAACAGTAACCTTCCTTGTTACAGCAGCTTTATTCTTTATCTCATACGATACAAATACTCTAAATATCGGTTTCTTCATTCTTAATCTTATCTAATTCAAACTCAAGATGATTGATTGCTTTCTGTATGCACTCAACACTTGTAGTGTGCTTCCTTTTTGCTCGGAGCAAATATGTGGTGGCAGTACCGATATTATAGGATAAATCAAAATCTTCAATTACTTTCCTAGCCTCATAACCATACACTTTACCAATGTAGTAGTTAGGAATCTTATCCTTACTGTAGTCTAGCTCATCTGCTCTGTTATAAACTTGCGTTGACCAATTGTACTTCTCGGAACATTCACAAGCATCGAAATGCTCTTCACACCTTGGGCAGTATTCGGTAATTTCCTCGAGTTCATCCTTGCTTAATAGCATCTTAGGATTAATCTCACCTCCACTCCATTTACTATCCTTGTCTTTTACTACATCATCCTTCCAAGTACTACTTGTATTCCGTCCCTGCTCGTAATAATGCTTACTATGCTTTTCGCTCATATCTTTATTATAAATACCATATTCATTTCTTCTTATTGTCTAACGCTTCTTTAGCATCTTCTAGAGTTGTTTTAAATGCGTTTTGACGTTCTCTTGCAACTCTATCATTTAAGTCCTCCATACCATCCATTATTATATCTTCATCCAATATAGTGTCATAGATTCTATCGTGAGCAAGTCCTCCTGTTCTTGTAACAACCTTATCTCTCTTTGGCATATTATCCATCTTCCATGCTATTCTTTCATTCTCTTTTGTTCTCAATCTACTCACTATAATATTCATTACTATAAGTAAGAAAGCTATAAAAAGTACTACCACTGCTATTAGGTTTAGGTACATCATTTTGTTAATATTTTTAATAATTGAGTTGAAGTATATATGCGGTCATCTCCGTCATAATTTTCATATATCATTGTAAAGTTATCATCCTTCCAAGTCCATAAAGACCTTACATTCTTTTTGATATTGTCTTTCAATATCCATTTAATTGTTTTGTATGTTCTTTCTTCTTCTTTCATATTTTTATATATATTATAACCATCTCAACATCACACTCATCATTAACACAACTACTATTTGAAACTATACCATCATCCTCCTCACCATAATCTTCATAGTCATTATCACCACCCCATATTAATTCTTTTTCACACTTTGGACATTTCATAGTTTGTTTTTTAGCCATATATTTCATTAGGAATACTCTGCTGTAAATCATCAATCTCCTTGCAATGACTTACATATTTCCAACACGATTCAAGATTTGGCAGGATGTTATTCCACTCTAAATCTGATTCTACTTCGTTTATATCCTGTATTGCACCTTGTAATTGCCAATACATTGTATCGTTATAGTCCCCTCCTGATTGATTGTCAAATGCTTTTTCAATTTTATTGTACAATGAAATACATTTTTTTTTAGCTATTTCGCTCATAATTATTATTTTTTTAATCGTATCAGGGTGGCATCTGAAAACCACCCCTTTACTACACAGGTCTGAAAAATTAAAGCTTTTAGGTCTTACCCTTTATTGATTAATTATTTCCTGAGTATTTGTCATTAGTCTTGTTGAGGTGGAAATCTATCTGTATAAACATTCCTATCATACTTCCTCGCCTCTCTGCTCTTATCGTTTCTATCGTTTAATCTTTTCCATCCAAACTGCATATAGTATGTTAAGTCAGAATTAATAACTTCTGGCACTTTGAACTTCTCTATCTTTTCTTGCTCTGTGTTTTTCATTGTACAAATATATAAAAATAATTCAATTTTATACTATTTAATTTCTAAAACTTTTACCCTTGATAACCACCACCTTACACTTCCTTAGCCTATCTAAAGTTCTTTCATCATACCTTTTCGTTAAATCTTCTGCATCTAAATTAGTCGTTATTAGTAAAGTCTTTGAACTATCCTCAGCATAAGAGATTGCATCAGCCACTGCATCTATCTTAGTTCCATAATCATTCTTAATACTCTCAGTACCTAAGTCATCAATGATAATAAAAGAAGCATCACTTCTCTCTATAGCACCAAGTTCTTTAGCTGGTATACTTTTCATACTCTTATTTGTTTTCGTCCTAAAGATTGCAGGGATAACATAGTTTAGTATTGTAGACTTTCCTAACCCACACTCACCCATTAGCATTAAACCCCTTCCTTTCGTGTCTGATAACCAATCTATTATCTCATCATACTCAGGAAGATGCTTATAAACATCAATCGTTCTATCGTAATGCTTAAATGCTTTAATAAACATTTCTTTCAATTCTTCTTTAGTACCTAGCTTATACCTATTGTACATCTTAGGTTGTAGGAAATTTTCTATCTTAAATGTATCTTCTATTGTTCTCATTGTTTTAGTTTTTAAAAAGAACCATCTCCATAATCTTGACCTTTCTCGTGTCTATGTGATGTAGTCCTATCGTTAGTATTATTGTTTCTGCTTTTTTCCCACGTAATTATGCAGCTTTTCCAACTTTTCATTTTGTTCTTTCCTATTTTCCAATCTTTAGATTCATAGAAATGATAAAATGTTTCTGCATCTACAGAATTTTTTCTTTCTAAACAATATTCTTTAATATCAATTACTGTTGGTTTTTTAAAACTCACACTACCCTTTGTAGTATTACTATTCATAGTATTAATACTTGTAGTATTACTCTTTCGATTTTTATCGCATAGGTCTTTAGATATTTTTAACATACCCTTATCGATTATTTTAACATACCTATGTGATATTTCTCGTGTACCCTCCTTGTATGTGTATCTAATCTTAATGTACTCATACTTAACTAATTGACTTATCCAACCTGAAATAGTACCTTTTTCTTTATCGTATAAGTCTGCAAAGTATTTATTAGATGCAAAACATTCAGCGTTCATATTGCACAGAGCAGTTATCTCAGCATATAATAGCTTAACATTAGCCTTTAGTCTATTGTCATATCTAACCTCAGCTGATAGTATTGCATAGTAGTTTGGTTGTTCTTTCATTGTGTTATAGTTTTTAAAATAAGGAGGAGTATATCTCAACCCCTCCCTCTTTTTATTTAGAATGGTAAGTCATCCTTATCATCACTACTGATTGATTGTTTAGGAGTTGTATTAGCCTTCTCCTTTGGCTCAAAATCATTTACATAAGCATAATGTGTTGCACCTTTTTCTGATGGCTCTCTCCTCTCAGAAATAACCATTGAAACCCACCCATTCTTTGAGTTCTTTTGTAGTTCATCTAACTTGAAGTTAGCAACCATCATTTCCCCATACTTTGTTGGGATGTTCTTGATACTACTCGGTAAGTAAACCTTCTCTTTCTTGTCTGTCATTTTTTTGTTTTTTAATTTTATATAATTTAGTTAATGAATCCTTTATTTTCTGCTGCCTAGTTTCTAGTCCTAATATTTCCTCATCTATCTCTACCTCAATTATCTTACTCTCTACTCTTTTAAATAATTCAGATTCTTCAGTATAATTTTTATAGAAGAATTTAAACTTTCTTGTGTGGTGAATTATTGATGAGTGATGTAAGTTAGTTACACTCGCTATTTCCATTAGAGTTAATCCAAACATCTCTCTTAATATAAATATATACATCCTCTTGGCAAATATAATGTTCTTTTTTCTACTGCCTAAAAACATCTTATCTTTATCTACTTCATATATATCTGCCAATTCAGACATAATTATATTGTTATAGTAGTCGCTAAATTTTAATCTTCTTCTTTTCATTGTGTTTATTGTTTATTTAAGTCGTACACTATTGTATCAACTACATCTTGAACTGTTAAGCCTATAAAGTCTGCTAATCTGTGTGCGTGTATAAATCTAAGGTTGGATGGTATCTTTATAAAATCTCTACTGGTAGCATAGTTTACTCCTATTACCTTGCATAG